TTAATTGATAATTTCTACTATCGCACAGTAGCACCATTGGTTATCTTCGTAACCCCCCATGCTCAAAGCATCAGGTTCACGGTATCTCCAAGCTTTTTTTACTCTTACAAATACTTCTTTGTTTGTTAACTTATCGAAGTATTTGAATTCTTGCCCAACTGTGTAAGGTTCGTCGAAGTCATATAATTGTCTTTCGTTGTTATTCTCTTCTGCTAACAATTCCAGACTTTTTAACTCTGATTTTATTTTTTCAATATAATCAAAGTCATTATTTTTAGATAATCTTTCAATTTCTTTCAAATTATCATTTATAACATCAATTCCGTTTTGGTATTTTTTCCCTTCAACGCTATATTTTTTGACATAATACAGCATTGTATCAATGCCTTTTTTCTTGCTTTCAATTTCTTTTAAAGTTGCTTTTTCTTTAGCTTCTCTTGATATTTTCTCTAAATCAACTGGATGTAAAATTACTTCTGTGTAGTTCATATAACTGTTATTTTTAAACTCAACATTTACATTGAGTTCAATAACTTTATCTAAATTTCCCTTTGCCATTTCTTTTGTAAAGTTGTCATTCATAACAATCTTTACTTTTTTTCCGTTGAAAGCTATGTCTACAGCTTCAACATATTTTCTTCCAACTTTTTTTATTTCCAGTTTTTTTGATTTTTCTAGTTTCATTTTAATCACTCCTTGAATTTTTTTAAGGATTGTGATAAAATAAATTGAGTGTTTAGCGATACTCTGAGTAGTTCATCTTGGCGGGTGGCTACTCTTTTTTTTTATTCTATCTTCCTCTATCTTGATAATATTATACTACATTTTTATATAAATGTCAATACCTTTTTTATAAAAATGTATTATTTTTTTAGTTTTTTTATTAGAGCGTCGGTCCTGTTACCCCCGACTTCATCCAACACTTTGTAAATAAGCTCTTTTTCTTCTTGAGTCACTCTGAAGCTTATGTTTTTATCTCTTTCTCTTCCTGTTGCTTTTCTACCCACCTTCCAGGCAGGTGTTTCTCCTTTTTTCACACCTCTCGGCTTCACTTTTTCCATACATCCACCTCTCTTGTTACTTCCATCTTGATAATATTATACTACATATTTATAAAAAAGTCAATACCTTTTTTATAAAATAAATATAAATTTTTGCAATAAAAAAAAGAGGGTGACCATTACTGGCCACTCTTAGTCATTTTACTGTCGCAATAGTATAACATCGCAATAGAAATTACAGTTGTGATAACTACTATTATAAGATTTTCCGTCAGCAGTGTATCTCTTAGCGTTCTGACCATTTCTGCTGATGGACCTCCTCCTTCGTTTGCAATTCTTAACATATTTCGAGTGAACTGATACTCTCTTATTTTTATTAAAGCTATATTTTCAACAAGAAAAAATAATATAATCCTGATTATATATTTGTTCGCATAATTGATTTTAGTGCTTTTCTGTGCATGTTTATGCTCCCTCTCCGGAAATAATTTTTCCCATAAAGTTTTTTTAGTCACCATTTTCATCACCGCCATTTTTAGGAGGGAAGTACCTGTCAATAAGCCTATCTAATACGGTAGGCATTTTGACAATAGCTAACTCGGATAATGGTTCAATCAGAAATCCAATCCCGAAAATGATAAACATTATTGCCACGTCAAGCTTAAGTATTTTCGGGAACATGACCATGAGAAAAATATAAAGGGCATCTGCTAATGCCCCGTTCAAAAGCCGTACCCAGAACGGCTTAATATCAATTTTATTGTTTGCCCGGAATGTGATGTTGCCCAAAAATCCGAGCAGTACGCCGTACGAGATCATAACTACCTCCTTCGCCGTTTCAGTATCCAAACCAAAAAACATAAATAACTCCTTTCTTCCGCTTTAAAGTGTGGCAGGATTTTCCTTCTTTTCGATGTTAAAAATATCTTGTAGTACTACTCTTAAGTCGCACTTCTTCTTTGCTTCTTCAAATGCTATTGTTAATGCTTCTTCTCCTATTTCTTCAACAAAATTTGGAATAAAAGGTCTGTCAATTGATTTCTCTTTTTCCAGCAGTTCTTCCAGCTTATCCCAAAAGCCATTATAAACTTCCTGGAATTTTTCAACCCCAGCTTTTCCTTTACTCAATATCTCCGTTCTGTAAATCAGTGTTTTTGCCAGTTCCAGTATTTTCCCTGTTATGTAGATTTTTGCTGCTAATCTATCCATTAAAATCACTCCTTAAAATTTTTTTGTTAAACAAGTTCATAATGTGGTGTGTCATACAGAGTTTTCCAGTCTCCGCCCCACACTATTTCCATTCCCATTTCTTTTGCCACTGCTTTGACGTGCCTTGAGATTTCAACAAGTTTTTTGTTGTCAAACATTTCTGCATCTGTTGTATATTTTACGTAAATTCCATTTTGGTCATAATAACCGCAAACCGCTATGTCTACTGCATGGCCATAACCATCAGCTTTTGCCTGATGATTTGATTTTCTGTTATAGCCGTCTAATTTCGTAACGATTTTACCGGGCCTAGTCCTTCCCTGCTGATATAAACTGTTTTGGTATTCGGCAGTTCTCAGCCCCTGTACAATTTTAAAGTCGTAAGGACTATCGCCTATTGCTTTTTTCATAAGTTCAATCAGTTTCGGATGAACCCCTTTCATTTTCTCGATACTTGCCTCCGAAAGCACATATTTTTTCTTTGTCTCGGCATCACCTCCTATATTTTCAGTAGTCAAAATTATTGTTGTTCCTTCCACTTTCACATCAGTCACCTTTAACTCTTTTCCTTCATGCAAAAACTCAGTTCCTTTTAAATTTCCTATTTCCATTTCTATTCCACCTTTCTTCCTATCAGTTCCATATCTTTTAAATAATTAAACAGCTTTACTGGACTAAATGCACTTTCTTTTAATGTCATTAAATTGTAAGTCAAGCTATCGTCTAGTCCTTTGTTAATCAGATGCAAGCATAATTCCGAACAAAAGTATTTGTCCTTATGCTCTATTCCCAACTCTAGCAATTGAGCTAAAAATATTGCCCAATAATCGTAACCTTTTCCCTTTAATTTTTTGAATTCTTCAAGCACAATTGGGACTTCTATATGACTGTCAAGCTCATAGATATCCATATTGTCCTTGTAAACAAAAGGTTTTATTCTCACACCACCTGGATTTGACAGATACACATAGTCATTGTATACAAGTTCACAATGACTATATTTGCCCAGTGTCCGCAGTGATATCAACAAACCGATAATTGATTTTGGTCTGTGAAATGATATATACAGCTTGTCTTTTTCGAGTTGCATAAATACCTCCTTTATTCGTGAGATTAATCGTGAGATTTTAACACGATTAATTCCATAACTTTTCAAATTCTTCTGCTGCTTTATAGTTTTTCAATTCTTCGTCTGTCAGAGTTTCTAATTTTTCTATCAAGCTACTTTCAGTTTTTAATGCCTTTGTAACCTGCTCCTGCATATGTAAAGCCATTATTTTCAAATCATTAAGTGATAACTTCAGATATACATGCTCTCTCGTGTCCTTATCCAACACTTTCCAGCCGTCATACTCTTTCTGTCCTGTTGCCATTAATAACACTACTATTCCAGTCAGATTATCCCTGTCGCCTTTTTCTCTATTTTTCTGCAGATATTTTTCTTTGTATACAAATTCTTTTTCTGAATGTTCTGTTTTTAATTCGGATAATTCTTTCTTTATTTGTTCTATTTTTAAATTTCTGTTTAACTTAACAGTATTATTTTCGATAAACTCACACTCAGATAGCTCAACTGTTTTAATTTTATTATTCTCTACAAGCTCATTGTCTGCAAGTGTGTATTTCCCGACAGCGTACAGCTCTTCTTTTGTCATTTCTCTGATATTCCCCGCAACCAAAATTGGATTTTGAAATTCCGTATCAGAACAGACATGTCTCGTACTATCCCAGTTTGGATAAAATAAAACGGGATTATTTTTAAAATCTTCAAAGTTTGTCGCAACAGGATGTGCGACTACTTGTAAGGTGTTTTTATCATATATGTTTATTATCATTTTTACCTCCTTATTATTTTTTTTATTTTATTTATTCTGTATAAATTGGAAAATTTATACAAAGTTCAGCAAACGAAACTTTATGTGCATGCGGAAGCAATAGGGCAAGGCAGAACTACATGTAATATTGTTCAAAAATGTGGCAACATAGTAACTATCATTTTCGACAGTGGTAATGCTTTAAGAAATATCAATGATAACACTGTAATTTTCCAAGTACCTGATGGATTCAAACCAAAGACGTTTTTGTCTGTAAACGCTTCACAATACAATATTTCAAATGGGACAATTTATATTGAACCTAGCGGAATTGGAAAATGGAAAGGGGCAACGGTCAATTCTGCAAGTATAATATTTACAGTTAGCTATATTGTTGATTAATCAGTAGCAAAAGCAATAATTTGCCCTGAAAGTTGCAAATTTCCATTAAAACCCGGACGCTGGACTGGGAAAAAGCTTAAACTTTTAGTTGTAGATTCTAAATAGATTTCAGCAACTTCCCCAGTCGCTCCGCCTGTACCGTTTGCACATGATCCGTTGATGGTTTTTATATTTTTACAAAACCAATCTGGCAGAATGAATTTTGTTTCGTACTCGTTTTTTACAGCTAAATTTCCAAAATCAATGATTCTCAAATTGCCCACTATTGTTAAATTAAAAGCTTGATTTTGTATGCCATTTGTACTGTTTAATCTTACAGTCTCTGCTCTAAAACTGGATAAATTTTCCAATTTCTTTGCATTCTGATAGTCCGAAATTGGAATAAATTTTGACCCTTCGAAATAAGTCAATGTATTTTCAACAGTTGGAACAACCATCTGCTTATTCGCTTTATCATAGTATGCTATACCTACTTTTTTAGTTCCTGCGTCCTGTAATAACCCACCATATCCGTCCGTACCCATCCAGTTCATTTTTTCTTCGTGTTTTATGTAATCCTGCAGAGTTGACAGTGTTGCTAAAGTAGACGGATTAATCTGCATTGTCGCTCCGTTAGAATTGTTTATTTCAGTTATCAAGTCAATCTCGACCGTGGCCAGATTAATTCCGTTTGTTGCGGGCATTGTATCAGCCTCTGCCGCTCTTGTAACACTGTACAGTATCTCATTTCCTGAATCTATTTTTCCGTACAGTCCTATTGTTTCGATTTTATATGCACTGTTAACGGATGCATTTGTAAATATCGCATTCAGTCTTACTTTAGTGCCTTCCTGACTTACTCTCGACAGATTGACTGTCTGCTTTATTTCATCAATGTTTATAAGTTTAGATACGTCAGTAGTATCGCTGTAAACTTTGCTTGATGTCACCATTCTTGTAAACGTAATCTGCTTGTTGTTTCCAAGTGCATTTGCTATCAAAGTCCTTCCATTGTCCGTTATTGTTGTATCTTTAAAAATTGCCATTTTTTTTAACCTCCTATCACATATTTTTTACTGTGCATAAATCCTGCAGTAGCAAATATTTTAAATACCGCATCAGGTAGTTTTGCACTTATTTCGTATTTCATATAATTTATTATTCCGTTTGTTATATATATCCTGTTTTCAGTTTTTGGAGTAAGTATATTAATACTGTTAAATCCTAAGTTTGCGGGTAGTATTGTCTTAAGCATATTATTCAGTTCATCGTATTTTTTTGCATCATCAAACTTAGTTGTAATCCCAAGTTCGTATACGTTAAAATTGGGCCTCAGTTCGTAGTTTCCAGCACCACATAGCCGGTCCATTCTGTTCACAAGTACACGCCAAGTGTATGGTATCTGGTCATTCCAATACGTTAATACTCTAAAAATTCTGATTTCCAGTGTGTCGTTTTCATACCTGTGTAACCCCAGCATTTCTTCAAACTTGTTTATCCCATCTTCGTCGCAGTACTGTATAAACTGATTATTAAACACTTTTCTAAGCAGTTCCCACAGCAACCTCAGCTCAGGCTCCTCTGATGACATTATGTTTCTTATCTCCCTGTAATCCTGCATAAATTGAGGCAGGTACGACAGCAGGTTTACATTTATATTTTCTAAAATCATCATACTGTTATACCCCCAAAAACGGGAATTTGGTATTCCGTCAGTTGTAAATTATTCGGGCTTCCGTTTATTGTTGTGTTCTGTATATCTAAAATTCCGTTTATATCAAGTATTTTAGCTTCAATACGTGACACCCTTACAACTAGATTATTACTCACTTTTTCATTTTTCAACGCCCATGTTTTTCTCAGTTCCAGTAAGTAGTTCTTTACTACTTCCTCAACTTTTAATTTTACAAGTGGCCACGAAAAATTAGGCTCAAATGTAATACTTGTATGAATGTTAATTGCAACATTGCTTGTACCCTGTACTGTGACAATATGGCCTATCGGTGCAACCCCGAGACCTCTAGCATCTTTAGTCGGATCCATTGTATCCTGTACTTTTTTAATCAGAGTAGGACTTGCTTGATTAAAATCACTGTCAAGTATGGTTAATAAAACAGTTCCACCGCCATTCCATACTGGAGTTACTTTAACAGCCCCCACACCCTCAATTTCATGTACCTTTAGTTTATAGTCAGAAATGTTACCACCATAAGCTTTCATGTTAAAACTGTCAAAGTACCGCTGTCTCAGTTTTTCTGTTTCTTCTTCATCCTGGCCAGGAATTAAAAGTTCTGTTATTTCAGCTCTACCTAATCCATTAATATAGTCGATTGGAATTACATTTCCTGTTTTTCTTCCTCCATCTCTTCCAGGAGTTTCGCATTCAACTTGATATTCGTATAATCCTGTACCAATATTGTGCTGTATGAATTTCGTAACTGTATAGTTCAGTTCGTCCAAATTAAATCTGCTACCTAGCGGTATTTCTATGTCAAAAACACCTTTTAATACTGCCTTGCTTGCTTTGTATGGAGTTATTCCTCTTTCACTTGCCCTTCTTATCAGATTAGGTCTGCTGGCCGTATCTCCAAAAGTTTCCTGTAGTATTATTGATAATGCAAAATACATGTCTTCCAGTTCTTTTGCTGCAGGGGCAAGGGCGTCCCATATGACTGAGCCTTCCCTTTTATCCATGCTGTTCGGAACTCTAGCAAGCATCCGTTCCATTATTTTTTCGTAAGTCATTACTTCAAACATTAAGCTATCTGCACCTCCTTTTCCAGTTCCAGATTTCCAAAAATTGTGACTGCTTTAAATTTGACGTGCACCGTTCCTCTTCTTAATGTCTCAAATTCAAAATCTGTCACGTCAAGTATTCTCGTATCCTGTTCCAATGCCTCTTTCACTCTTCTTTCGATTTCAGGGATACAGTAGCTTACAGGCATTCCGAACAGGTCTTCAAGCTCTATTCCGTAATTCCACGAATAGATTATATGCTTGTACCTTTCCGTTCTTATTATTTTGTAGATAGCCTGTTCCATTGCTTTCAGTTCATCCGTGTAATCCTCTATAACATTTCCTGATAAATCCATTTTATAAGTTTTTGTCGGACGTTCTATAATTCTGATATCCGAGGTAAGACCGTCGTTACGAGGTATCATTACAACCACTCTCCTTCCGTGTGAGGGTTTTTGTATCTATCCAGTACAATATAGGTCTGTCCACCCTGTGCCTTTAAAAGCACAACATCTTCTCCTACTTTTAAACCATTATGGACAGTTATTCTTTTTCTGCCCTTGTATTCATGCTTATGACTTTTTATATCCGTCAGAACACCTTCCTCAAGCTCAAAATCTTCCGTTTCATGACTAACTGAGATGTCAACATCATAATCTCTGACAAGATGTGTGAGGATAAGATCGTCTTCTTCAAGCATCAGTTTCTGGTCGACTCGAACAGTAATAGGATTCACGGATTCTACTGTGCCTTTTCTGTGCTCGAACGGTTCTCCTGCGTCATTCGTTGTTTTCGACAGTTCTTTCAACAGTTGTACCAGTTCCGCCATTCTTATCACTCTCCTTTATTCCCATCTGTCCTATAAAATCAATAGACATTACGTGTTTCTGATATTCAAATTTATGCTTGACTTTATCCACTATCATATAGTTCTGCACCACTATATCCCCGACATTAAGTTTAATGAGCATACTTGAGCCGCCCCTAACCCTTATGTCGCCGAAGACATTTTCCATTGCGAAATTTCTTTTTTTATGATTATACAGCTTTAAAAGACTTTCCACTTTTTCCTTTATTTTTGCCTCAGTCATTTTCTCGTCCACATTTTCAAAATATTGTAAAATACCCCATGATTTTATATTAAAAGGGTCTTTTACCATGTATATTTCCCTTGTTTTTGCCTCCTTGTTGACTCTTAAAAGCTTTATCTGATTGTACGTCTTGTCGTCTATGCTTGTGCTGTATTTATAATCAGTTGCACTCTTGTCGTCAAGAATGAGGTCAAGTATCCTCATTTTCTCGTCTTCCTTAAGTGTGAGCTTTCCATAATCATCATAAAAAATAAACTGTTTCTTTGTGTTATACAGAGTTTCGGTAAGTGCATACAGTATCATGTCAAATAAAGTCTTGTTATCTTCTATCCTCTTTTCAATCTTAAATCCCGTGTCTTCCAGTTCACCGATTTCAAGCTTAAAGTCTTCCGCTATCCTTTTTATTATTTCCGTTGCTGTCACATTCTTAAATATATAAGTGTCCTTATTTTTTAAGTACCTCAGCTGATCATATGCGGTAACCTTAATCTTGCCTGATTTTGTCCTGCTACGTTTAAAAATATAACCTAGAAAAAAAGGGACATCCTTGTATTTCACGGATACCCTGTTTCCTTCGGTAAATTCTATTTCCTCTTTCAGCACTTCAAATTCAAGTACCCCGCAACTACCTTTTCTTTCAGTTGTCCATTCAAGCGAGGTTACAAGTGGGATTAAAACCTGACCATTTTCCAAAGTCACTGTCAGTTCGATATCTTTTTCAAGCTCAAATTTTCCAACTGACTGTTTTATTGCCGCATTAATCCAGCTTTCCCTGTTCAGGTCTATCAGTTTTATTCCTTTCAAATCCGGCATAATGCTCATTCTTTAAGCCTCACTTTCTGCCCTGGGATAAAATCCGTTATTTTGTCAAAAGCATTAAGTTTCATGACCTCTGCCATTTTCTCAAGCCCTCCTGTATGCTGACGGCATATGTTCCACAGAGTTTCCCCTGCTTCAGTTGTGACTATTCTGTCAAGTATTGCTGTTACCGCACGAGGTTTTGTGATAAACCCCGAAATCTTGTCATCCAGTATTGTCAGAGCTGTTGCCCTAGGGTCGCGGTATTCCTTAAGCTTAATTTCAACAGGGATGTCCATGAATTCGTCAGTGTCATCAGAATATGTGAACTCTTCAAGTGTGACTTTCATGTTTGTGTTAAAATACCCCTTTCTGTTCGGATATCTACGAGACACAATGAACTGGAACACTTTCCTGTCCCTTTTCAATCTCTGCAGTTTATCTAAATAATATCCTGGTTTGTTAAATCCCTGCAAAGTATTTAAATAAGGATATTTGAATGCAGGGAGGACAATTTTAAATGATATTTCCTTGAGCCCTTCGGACTTCAGCAGATTCACTTCTGATGCGTTTATAAGTGATACAGTCTCATTCCTGTTCTTCATGCTGTATGTTATCTTGTCAGGATTTGCTGGAATCAGCATTCTGTCAACATAAATATCATACATGTTAATGCACCCCCTCTGCCACAATATTCATTTTCTCTTCTATCTTTTCAGTCAGTTTATTTATCACTTTATCAATATCAGCTTCATTTTCTATTGTATTATTATTGTTCATTTCCACTTTTATTTCAGCAGTTGTGAACTGATTGATGTGTTCCTGTTCTGCCAGTTCTCTCAGATATTTCAAGTCCTCTTCCGTATCTTCAAGACTGTTGGCCATTTTTCCTGTGTTATCAGCAGTTTTTCCTGTATTTTTCCCTACTCCATTAGGGTCTTTTCCTCCACCGCCTCCTCCACCTGGCATTCCAGTCCCAGCCGGATCAAGTCCTTTTCCTCCTCCGAGGTCTCCGAGTTCATCTTTCACCATATCTTTTGCATTTTTGTATCCGTTCTTTAAGTCATTTTCCCATTTTTTCTGCTTTGCATTTCCTCTTTCTGCACCTTTTCTGTATGCTGCACCTGCATCTTTTTTGTCAAGCTTATAGTTTATTTCTGCTATCTGAGGTGCTGAGAAATTAGCTCTCGCAAGTTGCATGGCTCCCCCTGTCGATGTAGGTAGGTTAATTCCAATTGCAGATAACAGAGGTGCCGCACCGCTCATTGTTTTTAAAAGTCCGTTAATGAACTTATCCGCCTCACGCATTATCCAGTTGAATGCATCTATGAATATGTTCGCAAAATTGGACAGTCCTTTTGCAGCACTTCTTATAAGCCCGTTTATCCCTCTTATTATCCCATTTATAGCGGATATTATCGCATTGACTATGCTTGCCCATATATTCCACAGCATAGCCTTCATCCAGTCGAAAGCCCCTACAACAACTCCTGTGACTGTAGCTGTTTTTGTCATAGTTTTAATAAGATATATCATTCCTACGACCAGACCTATCACAACCGCAATGACTGCTACTATCGCAACAACAATCCATGTTCCGGGGAACGCATATATTGCCGCGTTCAATCCATGCTGTGCCGTTGTAGCTGCAAAACTTGCTCCAGCCATTGCCATATCTGCCGCTGCTTTAAATCCTGCCGCAGTGTTATACGCCCATATTGCAAGAGTTGCTATCCCTTGAGCCAAGGCATACGCCCCCATTGCAATCGCAACAGCTATGACTATAGGTCTGATTAAGTCCCATTTTTCATAAACCCAGCCTGCAAGTTCCAGTGCTTTGTCAAATACTGTTGTCATTACCCCTGCTACCATTTCAAATGTACTCGCCATGTTTGTTGCCATTGACTTAAATTTCTGGCTGTTCGCCACCTGATTAATCAATCTCAGCAGAGGGTCAAATGCCCTTAGTGCAAAGTTTCCTGCCTTTATCCAAACTTCACCCCAGGTCATAGGTAGTTTAGAAAAGTCTCTGTTAATATCATCAGTCATTCCCAGTACTGCTCTTCTTACTACGTCTGCGGTTATTTTCCCTTCCGATGCCAATTTTTTAAGATGGTCTTGAGATACACCCATTTCCTTGGCTATGGCCTGAGTGATAAGAGGTGCGTTTTCCCTGATACTCCTGAACTCGTCTCCCTGCAATACTCCTGACGCAAGTGCCTGGTTAAGCTGTGTCATTGCCCCAGCAGTTTCAGATGCGGATGTTCCTGCCACTTTAAATGCTTTCGTTGCATTACCCATGAACTGTATTATCTCAGCATTATTTGAAAATCTTTTTCCGGCAAGGATTCCGAGCTTGGCCACATCGTTTGTAAAACTGTTAAGTGGAACTCTTGCCTCCTGTGCCATTTGATATGCCGCATTTTTCAGATTATTTTTCTGTGCGGATGTATTTGTTATAAGATTAAGCCTTGCATCTATTGTCATGACCTCGTCGGATATCCCCGCCAGTTTCTTTGCACCGTTAATCAAAGCATACATTCCGACTGCGGCTTTCAGCTTGTTTATCAAGCCGTTCATTGCCTTACCGCCACCATGTATTGAACTGTTCCACTGTTGCTGTTTTGCCGTATTCTGCTGTGTCTGAGCCCCTGCTCCTGCAAGTTCTGTCTGCAGATTCTGCAGTTCTGCATTAGCCCTTGCTATGTTATCTTTCATTGAATCTAACCCCTTTGGGTCTATCTTTTTATTGTCCGCCGCTTCCATAGTGGTTACAAGACTGCTCATGGCACTTGCCATTTTAAGCACAGGAGCAGTCAATCTGTCCATCATTTGTATTGACGAGCTTATTGTTGACATGAACATCACCTCCTTGCTCTGGACTTCATTTTCTGCATTTCCTTTTTCTCATTTTCTATTTTCAATCTTATGCTTGCTATGATAAATGCTTTTTCCTCAAGACCGAGCTCAGCAAAATCGCCCGGCATTATCTTAAGCTTGTGGAGGGCGTAATGTGCATACCCCGCCATTGCATCCTCCTCTATCAGTTTTTTGCTTCTTCGATTTTTTCTTCCATGATATCTTTATCAAAACCGCATATTTCCTGTACTTTTTCTGCCAAAGCGTTATACTCACCTGGTAAAAGCATAGCAGATAAGAGCTCCTCTGCAGTCATTACTGCGTAACTGTCCTGTAATTCTTTGTTGTTTAAGTTGGGGTACACTACACATGCAACAAGTAGTTTTTTAAGATATTCAGTATAATCCAGTTTAGGCATGTATACGTTTTTCTTAATCTTAACCTGCGAAGTACATTGATTTCTTAGTTCGTCATCTGTCTCATTTCCTATAGCCCTGATTTCCCATTCTAATGACTTTCCATCCTCTCCGACAAATCTGTCAGAAATTACCACTTTTTCATTTTCTACCTGTTTTGCATTCCCTTTAAAAAATCCTTTTAAACTATCCATTATTAAATTCAACACCTTTCCAATTAGTATTATTGATATAAAAATAAGCAGACACACGGTTGTATCTGCTATAAACTCTGCTACTTCCTCAGGATTTGACAGCCAGCTGAAAAATTTTCCCAGCATTACTGCATTCCTGGTAAATTCTTAAATTTTTCAGGAATTTCGAAAGATTCAAATGTAAAGTCAAATTCATCCTCAAGATATTCTGCATCTGCATCTATACTTGCAAGAGTTCCTCCGTCTATGTTACATCCCTTCAGTATGACTGTCTGTCTTCCTACTGTCGAAGTAAGGTCTTCGTTCACAAGCTGCATGTCAAAATATATATCTTCTCCAGTATTCTGATACTTAAGTAAAAGTTCCCTGAAAAGTGAAGTGTTATAATGCATCTTCGCACTTCCTGAACCTTCCCATCCTGTAGCCTTGTTCCCTTTTCCTGAACGTCCCATGATAGGAACTTTAGTTTTTGTCTTCTCCATTTCCGCTTTCACGGAAATAACCTGCATTAAAAGATATCTGTTACCTTCTATCGTGACAAAACATCTTCCCATGCTTCCTGATACGGCATCCCTACCGTTCATTGTTGTGCTCATTTCTTACCTCCTTAAGTCATTTTAGCTAGGCCACTATGACACTCATATATAGTTTTTCCATCGCTGCAACAGGAGTGACCTTATCTGTTACTAGCACCGATTTCTTGTCTTTTCCTTTTTCAACTGTTACATCCTCAGCAACAAAGTTCTCAATTGCCCTGACTCTCTGCAGTTCCTTGTGGTGGTCAACAATATTATCTTTAAGTGATACCCTTCCATCTTCGTCGTTATCTACTTTTCCGACAAACGACTTGTTGAACAGTTTTGCAATATCCACGGCTATCTGATCAAGTACCCTTATTACCTGATTAGATGTGAAGTCATCATTCTTATCTACCGTGATTGATGTAAAAGTATTTATGTCCGTAAGAACAACGGGCTTGTTATCAGCTTTGTGGAATAAGAATTTTCCTGCTTTTATCCCGTTTTCCAGTGCTGTCTGATTTTCCTTAAATTCAAAAGTAAAATCTCCGTCGTAAACTTTATTGGAAACAGATTTGTTGACAGGGCATCCCGCTTCGGCTCCTGTAACCCAGTACACCGCAGACGATTCCTTGTCGTCTTTGGAAATAGTTTTGTTTTCAACTGAAATAACACCTTCATGGTCTGCATATGCCCCTCTGTAGACTACAGTCTGGAACTTAGCTCCAACTTCATCCCGCATTCTTTTCGTGAACTGTATGTAAAGCTTTTTAATTGTTTCGTCAGTTGCAAGACATCCCAGTGTGTTGAAATAATAAGTTTCAATTTTATCCAGGAACTTCTGATATTCCGTTCCTGTCACTGCACTTCCATTTGTTCCGTTTTCAAGCGGTTTTGCAACTGTCGGGGTTAATGTTGCCCCTGTTTTAAAATCCACAAAATCATTATTTACTAAATCCTTTGCTGTTTTTACTGTCTGAACGTCCACTTTTTTATTGTCAAGCAGAGTAGTCACATCAAACATTGTAGGAGCGTCAACGTTAGCCGCTACCGTTATTTTAATGCTGTTCCCTCTTTCGCCTGCATATTTTGCAGTGGCCAGGTCATTACTTGCCTTTGCCCCTTCATTCAGCTTATAGCAGTAGACTGTCTTCGCATTAGAAAATAAGTCCCTTAAACCTTTCATTTTCTCATGGTCGTAGCTATATCCGAATATTTTCAGGCTGTTTTTCTGAAAATCTGAGTTTTCAACGGTAAACACTTCCCCGTCAACTCCCCAGTCAAGTTCCATTGCCATTGCCGCATAACCTCTGTCAGCAAGTGATACTATAGCCCTTGCTAGACTGACAAAGTTTATATAAGTACCTGGCAAAACCTTATTCTGAAATAACCATGTACCTCCTCCGTATGCCATCTATTCCACCTCTCTCTTTAAAAATTCTTTTATTAAGTTATCCACTTCGTCAAAAGTGTACTCCTTATTATCTTCAAGCATTACTCCGAGAATATCCTTCTGCATTTCATATTTTTTAGAATCATACAGCTGTTCTTTTGTAAAGCTTGTATTTGTTTCATTTTTCTTAGCCATTCTTTTTAATGCCTCCTTCTATCGAAAGATTTTCCATCTTATCATTTTCCTTTTTCTCACGAATAAAATAACTGAACTGAATAAAGCTGTGCGTATTCCCGTCCTGTATCTCAGTTTTTCTCTCAGTGCCTCTCAAGATATCTCCATTTTCCAGTGTTATAAGATTAGTAATACTGTTAAGTTTTTCAATCACGTCATATATTTCCCTTGATTTTTTTTTATTTTCATCAGCTATATAATCAATCCCGAACACTGTCACAGCTTTATACCTTAAATCAACAATCTGAGTTTTATCAGTGCTTATGACATGCACGAAAAAACAAGGCTCTTCGAAATTCTGAGGAACCTGGTTGATGTAAGTCTTTACCCCGAATGTTTCCTTCAGTTTTACAGTCAGTGCATTCATTATGTCGTTTATCATCCTCCAAGCACCTCCTTTATCCACATTTCAAGTTTCTTTTCAATTATTTTTGGCAATTCCTTTTCCAGTTCTAGTTCTGCCTTTGTAAGAAAAAACTGCCCCGTAACCCATGATTTTTTTAACGATTTTCCGATTGCTGGAACATACCTTCCTGGAGTCTGTCTGTGCCCAAATTCTACATAAGACGCATACTCAACACTATTTGTTATTGTCACAGTGTATCCTCCACCAGTATTGACCGCTTTCGCTCCTATACTTGCGTCCCAGCCACGTCTCAATGTTCCTTTGTCAACAGGCGTTCTTTTGATTGCTTTTGCAAGTAACCTTGCACCCAGTTCATTGGTAATATTTTCAAGCAGCAGTGCCGTATTTGCCTGACTTAATGTTTCAGCGGCTTTTCTTATTTCCGAAAAATCTACTTTAACTTTACTTGTTCCCATTTAAGCACTTCCTTTATATGCTTCAAGCACTATTTCCTGGTGATTCGTGTAAACCGCCGATATTCCCGAATGCTTGTATTTCCTTGTAACTCCGTTCTGTGTGACTTCAATCATACTGCCTGGAGGAACATAGACTTCAGGAGTAATGAAGAGTTTCACGACCTGCGAACTTACAGCAAAGGACTCCGTCTGGCTGGTCTGACTTATATTCTTAAAACTTAACCGGCAAGGCAGATTTTCAAACAACGTCACTTCTGCATGGGTTGTTGCTCCATACTTGTCTTCAACATCTTTAAACCCAAATATATTACAAACTCCAGTCCATAACGACTGTATAGCCTTTTTTGCCTTTTCCAGTTCCTTTACCATACTATCCTCCTATATCTCAAGAGTTCTTCCTCTCCTCTTGTCATCAGATACGTCATATAAACTTCAAATTTATCTCCCGTTGTTTTTGTATCCTCGTAGACGACCTTTGTATCACCTTCACTTATTTCTTTCGCCATACGGCCAAAATCTAAGCCATTCAATTCAAGTTGGTTAAGTGATTTCTTAAAATACAAAAACTCACCTGTACTCCTGTCAATCCAAATATGCTTTAAGCCCTCAGGAACCTTGTTCTGATTAGTCTTATTTTTAATATAAGACTTAACCTTTTCGATACTCTGTTCCAATAAAAATAAGTCGGCATCTACGACTTCATAGCCTACCGACTTTAATGTTTTTATCACGTCTTCCTTAATGTTTTCCACATACTCCATACCCAGCACCTACTTCTTTGGTTTTTTAGCCTTTTCTTCCGAGTCTTCCTCCACTTCATATCCACGATCCCTGAACCATTCGATTAAGTTTTCGTTGTCAGTATTTCCAACTCCGTTGATAAAAGTTACTCCTGCACTCGTCCCTGTGTACTCCTGATTTGGTGATTTTATTACAGCCATTCAAAGCACCTCCTATTTTACTTTAATTTTTCTGAATATTCCCGCCGCTTTGGTAGCTTTCAAAGCAACCGCCGCAACCATTTCAACTTCTCCGGTCTTAACTGCTCCTGCTGTCTTGTAGTCAGGCAACCACGACTTGATTAATCCATTTCCTGTCGGAGCGACTCCGTGGAATCCGTCCATTCCGAATCTTACAGCATATAGAGATGTTTCTCCTGTTCCTATTTTTGTTTCAGAAACTGGGTCATTTGTTCCAGGTTTAGCCCCAAGATTGATTAATGGGATTCCCGCATACATTTCAACCTGCTGACCAAAGTCGTTCATAGAAGTTGTGTACATCGAAGTTCTTCTTGCACATGCCCTTATTCTTGCAATAAGCTGTAAGTTCCCTGCTATCATGGAAGGTGTTCCGTCAAGCCCCATTAAGAACTCGTCCAGCATGTCAAGGAAAGCCTTGTAGTTAGTATCTATTGCAGCCGAAGTAGATAGATCTATTGCAGCTCCCGGAATAAATTCTGTTGAACTTCCTGTGATTGCTTTTTCAAGTCCGTCAAACGCTTTACTGTTCACTGCACTGTCTCCATTTATCACAGTGTTGTTAAATAAAGCAGATGCGGCTTTTATTTTCTGTGACATCTGTAACTGCACTTCTGATACTATTCCGCCCATGTCTGCTATAATCCTGTCAATCTGGAATGATCCCCCAAAGATTTTAAGGTCAACATTGTGTCTTTCTTTTGAAACTTCAGCAGGTGTGTATTCGTGATTGACTTCCCTGAAGTCCGCAGTTGGTTGTGTTTTTAATCTTGTGTATCCGTAAGTCATTGTAGTTCCTCCTCCTGTCGGGGACACCACATTGTCAAACGGTATGTTGTTCATAATAAAATTACTCTTTGCAAATTCGTCTATCACTCCAATCTGCAAATCGTCCTGTACATTCTTTTTAGCTTCTGCTAATGTTATCGGCATATAAGCCACCTCCTAATTTTTTTTAATCTGTTTGTGTTGTGAATCTTGCCATTATGGCTTCGGCCAGAGATTTTGGAGCATTACTTTCCCCATTCCCTGTATTTCCTTCGCCAGGTTTAACCCCTGCGAAATTAGGTCCTTTTTGTTTTCCCACTTCAACGGCTTTAAACAGCATTTTGCTGTCTTCCGCTTTTTTCAAACTTTCAATCTGTTCATTGATTCCAAGCAGTACATCCCCGTCCATTTTGATTTTACTCATGTCCAGTAACGCTTTTACTGCCTTGACATTTAAGGCATCCGCTCCAAGCAACGCCGTATCCACTGCTCCTGCCAGTTTTATTTCTGCAAGTTCGGCATTATATTTATCCATTGCGGCCTTATTCTCATTCTGCAGTGTTTCAATTGTCTGCTTCAGAGTTTCAATGTCCCCAGTACTGTTCTTAAGTGTTTCAAGCTGTTTATCCCTGTCTGACAAGTCTTTCTCAGCCTGTTTCTTTGCATTGTTCACTTCATCAAACCTTGCTTTCGGGATAAATCCCTTCAGCTGTTCAGTATTTGCTGACAGCACTTTTTCCGCCTGTTCCTCAGTCAGCCCAAGTTTCAACAGATCTTCTTTGTTCATAATATGCTCACTCCTTCATTTTTTACGCTGTATGTCAGCGGTATTATGTCTGATTTGTTCTTTTACGCCTGCAAATTCTAAAAAAGGCGAAATAAAAAAGAGCAGTCGTTAAACCGCTCTTGAATTATTACTGTTCTTTGTCACTCTTGTACAAGTTCTCTAAATCTGAAATTTTAAACGTTAAATCCTTCTCTTCTTCAAGAACTTTCATCATAAATTCAAAAAAAATCCCTGTGTAACTTTATTTCATCTTCTTTAAAAGGACTATCCAATCCTTTCCAGGATATCTAATTTTTCTTTTTCTGGATCTCTTTTTCTTTAAAACTATCTTCTACTTCTATTTTACTAAACATTTCATCAATTGTTTTACCATACTCATTTGCGAGTTCCCTCGGTTTAGGGCTTGTCATAAACTCCGAAAATGCTTCTGCAAATGTTTCCTGAGCATCTGTAGTTGCGTAATCACTCAATTTTTCTGCTATATCCCCAATTTGTAATTTTAATTTTCTAAATATTTTAGGTCTTATTTTACTTGATACTAAATTCGAAGCTATTTTTTTGTTAGGAGGCTCCCCAAAAACTTTCGCATTAAAGGAGAGAAAGTCATCGACTGCATGTCCTATTTCATGCATTGTTATACCTTCCCAGGTTGTTCCTTCTGGAAAATATCCTCTCTCTACAAGTTTAGCTACTTGTTTTTTAAATTTTTCCAAATTACCATAGTAAATTTTATTGAAAGTTATTCCTCCCTGACCTGTCCCAATATTGCAGTTTGCAAAATGCTTTGGATCTTTCAGTTTATGAGTGTTAAAAGCGGCCAATCTGCCTTTCATCTGAGGATATCTTTCAAATACTTTTTCATAAGTCTTATGAACAGATTTTGCAGCTTCGAGTTCCATCCCCTCGTAAGAAAGCAGTTCATTTGAATTAAAACTGTCATTTTTATAAAACCAGTTCTGTGATTTTGTAAACTCCTCCATCTCCTCTATTGAATTAATGTCATCAAGTGTCTTATGTTTTTTAGATGTTTTTTTCGGTTTATCTGTTAGCTCTGAATTATTATCAAGATATTTTTCTTTCCAGTCCTTATATGTGATGTCCGCTGGGACATACTCCGTTTCTCCTGTTTTCTCATTCCTTGCTGCTCTTTCACCTTCCATGTCGTCAAAATATGGAGCTGTGGTAGTACGACATCTGACATGGAACGGATTCGCAGTGGCTCCTACTTCATAGTCTTTCAGGTCAAATACCTTGCCATCCATATCCTGACATATGTCCGATGTCCTGTTATCCAGTGTGGCCACTATCTCATACTTTTCTACACCCAAATCCTGATAACTCTTAAGCCTTGCCCTGCTTGAATATGCGGCACTCTCAGTATATACCAGTCTTGATGCATTTGCTTTCGACACTTTCATTTTCTCAGCTATTTTATCTGCCAGTTTTTCAAGACTGTCGCCTCTGATAAACGCCTGCGTCATTTCAGTGTGCAGATTATTTATAAGCTTGTCCTTGTCTTCCCATATCCTGTCGCTAAAGTTTTTGCCGTCAGGAGCCCACGGCTTTTTAATAACTGTATTTACTAACTTATCGTTCAGACTGTATATGTTAGTTCCTACTCCTGTACCTTTTGCTATCTGAAAAGCCGTACGGTTGTACTGGTCTTTATAAAGATTTTTAAGATAGCTTTCAAATCCACTTTCACGGCCATTGTAGAGTTTTTCTATTTCACCTCTTACTTGTAACTTCATAGCCTCAAGCCGTTCTATATGCACTCTTGCACTCGCATTTTCAAGCTCCTTATTCCAGTTTTTATCAATTCCGTTCTCTTTTCCGTACTTGATGTATTCGTCAAGAGTCCACTTAAATTCTTTGAGTTCCTTGTCATTCAGCATCTTCTTAGCTTCCGCAAGTGATACATCGTTATTCTTAGCTATTCTGTTGTACCACACTTCAATATCCTTGTTCATTCTCGCGATAGCTCTTTCATATTCAAGTTGCTGTCTCCGGAATTCGTCTCCTGCTATTTTGTTGAGTCTTTCTTCCTCTTCAATAAATCTGTCCTGCCAATATTTATTTTTACTCATCTATATCATCAGAGTGATTATGTTCTCCGAATCCTCCGTAGTCTTCCATTTTCTCGCTACGTTCTTTTTTCAGTTTTTCCTGTTCTGCCTGTACATCTGTCACCCATGGGTGCTGGGCAAGTATTGTTTCCTCGGATATTATTCCAACCGAATTTTTGATGTCCGATATCGCCTGACTTTCGTTAACCAAAATATCCCTATTCAGTACAACTTCAACTTTCTCGCCTAAGAAATCACCCTGTCCGGTATTCTTTAAGTGGTTTGCGACAAACCATAGCAGTTCTTCAAAACTTGCCTGAAATTCAGTTTCAAAATCATTTGCCTCCAAATCAATTTCGGAATACATAGAACGTATATTCAACTGGTTCGGATTGTTTCCCAGTGTATCAGCCTTGCTGTCAAATCCTGCTCCATTCTCAATTATTGTCTGTTTCAGAAGTTTCACTATTGCATCATAGTTTCCCGCATTCACTTCAACCTGTAAGCTCGATACTTCCCCTTCTTCCCTGACCTTTACTGCCCCGTATGTTGCCAGATTCCTTCTGAACTCACCCAGATTCTCACCGTCATAGTTCTTTATAACTAGTATCGTGTTCCTGCTGTCTTCCTGCATGTTGTTCATGAAATCACTCATGAGCATGTTAAGTCCGTCCTGCAGTGATTTCACCCTGTTAAGCAGAGGTTGCTCCAGTTCATCAGCCCTGAAACTTATAAGCGGTATTCTTTGCCAGTTATATGGTGTACCGTCAACTGTCAGGTATGCCTTTTTTTCAACCAGATTAAGTTTATTATCGTTCAGAGTGTAATATTCAACACCTGTGTCTTTGTAAAGCTCTATATGTGTTTCCTTTTCGTATTTTCCGTTACTGTATATCTGACTTGTATATTTTCTGATTGCATATTTAAGTTCTGTATGGTCGTTGTCAGTCCATATAGGGATAACTTCGACGGAGTTCAGCCTCTTAAATTTCAAATTTCCTTCCTCATCAACATATAAAAATAGCCAGCCGATGCCGTTGTTATACACATCAGTGGCTATTCTTTTAATTGTTTTGAGGAATCCTTTGTCAAATAGATTATTAAGTAGCTCATTATATTTCTCGTTGTCAGTGCTTATACTCGGTGTTTTTGACACAATGTAGTTCACTTTCTGTTTTACAAGCTTTTTATACTGATTATTTACAATCTTATTATTCGGCAAGTTGTTAACCGTTATCAGCTTTCCGTCATCACCTATTGCAGTTCTGTTCCTTTTCAATATGTCATGTTCTCCTGCATAATATCTGTTACCGTCAAGCATCATTCTGTATCCGTCGCTTGAAAAGTGCCACATTATGATACTCTCAACTTCCGATAAACTTATATTGTCCTTTTCCATTTTATCTTTTCTCCTAAAAAATCTTTTTATAAATTCAAACATTTCAGCTCCTTAATCAAAAGAAAATGTAGGTCCTTTCATATAATCTTCCAGTGCATATCTCATGGCATCCATTAAGTGGTTAAATTCATCAATCGGTTTATTTATTGCCTCTCCAAATTTATCCTTGTCCCAGCTGTAGTTACTTATTTCTGTTATGAAATTAACACATCTCGGATGAATAAAAATCTTAAAATCCTGAATAAACTGTATCCCCGCGTTAATACTGTCTTTACCTTTTTTAGATGCCTTAATCCTGTGAAGCCCTAAACCTCTTAATTGTTCTATACTTTTCGGTTCTGCACTGTCGGCAGTTATTATTTCTTTCCTGAATCCGAGTTTTTCTATACCGCTATAAATAGCCGTATTCTGCATTCCCTTTTGGTATATTTCATCAAAAACATAAATTTCTTTTTGTTCCATATCCACTACCCCACAAAAAAAAGCAGCCGGGTCATTGGTATAACCAAAATCTAGCCCAAATTCTGCCTTCGCCTTTCTTCTTTTATTTAAAATTTCTCTCCAGTCAAATTCCTTCTCTTCCCAGTTCTCATAAACAAGCCCTTCAACTATCCCCCAGTTTCCAAGCCCTGCGACCTGATAACGCCTAGGGTTGTTCTTTTTCATATTTTCAAACAGTTTTTTATCGCTTTCATCAAGCCATTCATTGCACATGTAGTTCGTTGTTTTGGCCATTATGTTTTCATCTTCGACATCAAAAAATCTCTTCTTAAGCCAGTGCCGTTCGTTCCAGGGGTTGAAAGTAATTGTTATCTGTTTGAATAAAGGCTCTTCCACTACTCCTCTTATACTCTCGTCGAGCATATTAAAATCTTGTTCCCTGTTTATTTCATAAGCCTCTTCAACCCATGCCCAACATAAATTTCCAGTTTCAACTGTTATTGAAGTAACTTTAAGCGGATCGTCCAGACCTCTGAATAGAATTTTTTGTCCCGTTGGAATATAAATAATTTCAAGTGGACTTTCTTTGATACTCCAGTAGTCGTTTACCTGAAGTTTGTTTATTGCCCATTTCAAATCTGCAAAGCAGCTATCTTTTAAAGTTCTATATACTTTTCTTATAACTAATAAGTTAGAACCAGGATATTTCATTAGTGCAAAAATAAAAAAAAGAGCAGTTGTTTTGCTCTTCTTACTTGCCCGGCTACCCTTACAAACTCTATACCTTCCTTTGAAATTCCAAAAATCCTTGTATCCTTTTCCGACAATTTCAGGCAGTCTGATCTTCTTACTCTTCAAGATCGTCCTCACCCACTATCATGACAGGCAGTACTCCCTCGACCTCGACCTTGTCAGTAAATAGCCTGTACCGTTTTCCAAGAAGTTCGGCCGCCTTTATTCTGTCCTTAAGTCCTATCTGCTTTTCTATTATCCTTGCATCGCTACATCCGTCCCCAGTACCTTCAACTACAACAACTTCCTCTTTAATTTCTCCCCGCATCGACGAGGTTAACATCTCAAGTACTTCCTTGGCAGATGCAGTTCTTTCGCTCTCCAGTGCCTTCAGTTTCCCGTCGATGTAGGTTTTTATATTAGGTTTTATTAAGTTTTCTGCTGCTATTACTGCTGCTGTCTTCTTGCTATATCCCGCTTTTACTGCCGATTCTGTTGCGTTTCCCGTTTCGATGTAGTGGTCTGCAAAGCGTTTCTGCTTTTCTGTCAATTTCATACTTGTTTCACCTCGTTTCTTGAAAAATAAAAAAAAAAGACAGCTTTTACACTGTCTTCTGTTAGCCAGGCGTATGGCTCATGAATCCCGCCTCAGCAAAAAATATCTCGGATTTCCTAAAACCTTAAATTTCCATTCTAACCTATTATAACACATATAAATTTTTATACAAGGACACGAACCGGACATTTTCATTAATTTTTTTTAATTATTCATGATATCCTGTATCACGCTATCTGAAAAAATTAACACCCTCAACCTGTTGATAAGTCTATTTTTTTGACGCCTTATTGTCCTTTCATCCACTCCGAATTTCTCTGCAACATATTCAAGTGTCATTTCTTCAAAATATTTTAATTCAATGATTTTATAATATTTATCGTTTTCGATATTTTTTAGTGCCCTTTCTGTCATATTTACGACATGTTCAAGTCTTTTTATCTCATTTTCACAGTTCTCTATCATATTTTCGATTTTTTCGATATCTGATAGATGCTTTTTAGTCAACTGAACATTCACACCTGTTTCCTTTTTTGAAAGCAGTACGGGGGCATTATGCAAGCCTGAGAGCCTCTCGAGTTTAACCTCTAAGGCTCCTTTTAGATATTTTAATTCGTATAATAATTTTTCTGTTCGCTGGAACGGTGTTAAGTTTTTCTGAATTTTAAATTCCTTGTCCTCCTTCAGAATCTTTGCCACTTCCTCCGCTATCGCTCTTGCCGTTGCCATTAGTATTCCCCCTTTGTCCTTTCGTTCATGTTCTTAAGCCATTTTTCATGGTGTATTTTCAAAAATTCCTCTTCCGTTGCACCTACACATCTCACTATGGACAGCATTGCCCCGAAAATTAGATTTTCTGCTTCTTCCCGTATTTTCGTCAACTGTGACAGTGCACTTTCTATGTCCGTAAAGAATCTGGACCACAGATACATGTCCGTACATCCGATTATCCTGTACGGCTTCTGGTCAATATAGCTGAGATAAAAATGCAGGCAGTCAGATAATTCCTCCAGTGTTTTTCTCCTGTCGACCGGTTTAGTGTGATTTTTCCAGTAGTTCCATTCGCTCTTGAGTTCCTGTGCCAGTTCCCCCAGCTCGGTAAAATATGCTATGTATGTTCTTATCTGTGACCTTCCCCTCAACGTTTTCTTTTCATCGAATTTCTTGTCAAGTACCGCCTGTCTTTTAAGCAGTTCTTCAATATCAAATTCTTTCAGTGCTTCCATTCTTTTCCTCCTCACATTCTTTTAAGTACCAGCCCAGGTAAATCTGTGCCTTTTTATAGTCCTCCAGTCCGTTTTTCTTCTCCGCCCGGATTAAATATTTCATAATATTCCCCTTGCAGAAGGCCTTGAAGCCTTCTTTTCCAAGTGTTGCCCTGATTACATCAATACTTTCTATGTTAAGTCCTTCAAGTCTGTAATGTTTAGGACTTTTCACGTTGTTCTCAACGCTACTCAACTCTACTCCGTTTTTATCTGTTCCACTCAACGTGTTCTCCTCCTCCGGTTTTTTGAATTCATATCCCTGCCTCATCAGTCTTCCTGCTCTCAGTGTGACTGAATATTTTGTCCTCTTAAGTGCACTGGCACAGGACTTCGCACCTTTTATGTAGTAAAATTCCTGCAGGAACTTTATTTCCTTCTCGGTAAATCTTGCTTCCGCCCTGTTCAAAAAGCTTTCATTTCTGAGTTTTGTCAGTCCGGAACTCCCGAACATTTCTATCATTTTGCTTCTTACTGCATTTTCCGTTCTGCCCAGTCTCCTTGCAATTTCTTTTTTTTTGTTACCGGTGTCAAAAACAAGCTTTTTCAGCAACTCCAGTTCCTGTTCTTTCCAGGGCTCCTCTATCCTGATTCCGTAATGGTGGGTGGCCTCTTCTATAGTTCTTTCGCTCCTTTCAAGGATTTCTGCTATCTCCCTGATCCTAAGCCTTTCGACGGTTCTGAGATACCTCAGGTCTTCTATCTCCCCCGTTGTCCAGCTTTTATAGACCTTTCCCATTTTCTAACTCCCACTCTCGATTATTTCTGCCGTGTACGGCAGAAAATGCTTGTTAAATTTCGTGATTAATGTCCTTGAATATTTCCTTAACCTTGCATCTATATCCATGTCTTTGTCAGTAAACATCTGTACAACCTTGAAATTTACGATTATATCTTTCAAAGTTGTGAGGGCTTCAGCAACTTCAGAGTCTTCACACGGAAGGTCGTCCTTCCATTTTTCGGAATAGAATTTATCAAAAATACCTCTTAATCCGTCATACAGTGCATGCATCCCCCTGTCACGGTAGATTTTATTATCGAAATTATATTTTTTCTTCATTTCGGGACTATGGAAAAGGAACGTCATCCTGACTGTCTGCTCAATAAGACTTTTCAAGCCTTCATAATTTTCAAGCATCGGGTAGTTGCCCATGCTTTTAATTTTAACCTTCTTCATGTCAAGCTCCCTGTTCGGTTCCGGACAATGTCTGTTAAGTCCAAGCTGACTGAAAAGTCTGAACCTGTCCAGCAGGTACCCTGATGCCTTGTAAACTGAGAACAGGAACATATGCACTTCTCCGTTCTCCAGTATTTCCTTTTTAATCTCTTTTTTATCTAGCTTTTTCGTTTTTATTTTTCTCGCCATTGTTTTTCACTCCCGTATATTTTTCTATTCTCGCCTTCAGGCTCTGCAGCAGTTCCTCCTGCATGTCGCCTTTACTCTGCAGTGCCTTCATGACGTCCTCGTCACGTGTGTTACTGCAGACGAGGTGATGGATTATTACCTTTTCCTTCTGTCCCTGCCTGTGGAGTCTTTTATTTGCCTGCTGGTAGAGCTCAAGGCTCCAGTTAAGGCCGAACCATATGACATGGTTCCCTCCATCCTGTAAGTTAAGCCCGTAGGCCGCACTTGCAGGATGTGCAAGCAGGATATCAATTTTTCCGCTGTTCCAGTCCTTTTCATCCTGCACCGTCTTAAGCTCCCTCACCCTCAGTCCTGACTTGGCCAGTGCACTTTTCATCCTGTCAAGGTCATGCTTAAAACTGTAGAACACCAGTGCCGATTTCCCGTTGAGTTCCTCCACCAGTTCCATAAACCTCTCAATCTTGCACTTATGGATTTCATGTACATCCCTTTTTTCGTCATACACGGCTCCGTTGCTTAACTGTAACAGCTTGTTTGACAGTGCCGCCGCATTTGCGACTGTTATTTCTTCAAGACTGTTAAGCTCCAGTATCATCTGCTTTTCAAGTTCCTCATACTGTTTCCGTGCTTTCGCATCAAGTTCCACATTGATGATATTGTCGACCACGTCAGGCAGTTCAAGATAATCTTCCGCCTTCATGGACACACATATGTCAGCTATCCTGTTCATGATGGACTTATCCGAACCTTGCTTGATTTCATACTCGCCGTACGGATTGTTTCCATATCTGTAAAAATTGAAATATCTCTCCCTGAATGCTGTTATGTTTTTTCCCAGCCGTTCTCCCTGGTCCAGCAGGTAAATCTGTGCCCATATGTCCTTGAGTCCGTTCGGTGCGGGAGTTCCCGTAAGTCCTACAAGTCTTTTAATCTTACCCAGTACAAGTTTAAGTGCCTTGAACCTTTTGGCCTGATGGTTCTTAAAGCTTGAGAACTCGTCTATAACTACCATGTCGAATGGCCAGTCGTTCCTGTAGTAGTCTACTAGCCACGGTATGTTCTCCCTGTTAATCACGTATATGTCGGCAGGGGTGTTCAGTGCATTAATCCTCTTTTTTTCCGAACCCAGTACCGCTGAGAATTTAAGGAGTTTCAGGTGATCCCATTTTTCTGCCTCCCTGAACCACGTGCTTTCCGCAACCTTTTTCGGTGCTATGACAAGTACCTTATCAATTTCGAACATGTTAAGCTTAAGCTCGTCTATCGCCGTAAGTGTTATTATCGTTTTTCCCAGTCCCATATCTAACAGCAGTCCTACTTTTTCAGTATTTACGACCTTGTCAATGCAGTACTTTTGGTAATTATGTGGCTTGAATTTCACTTCGCCTTCCTCCTTCAAGTTCCAGTATCTCTTTTATTTTTTCCCTTGAATCTGCAACATACACCCTCTGTCCGTATGCCCTTATTTTCTCAATCTGCCTATCCTGTAAAGGTCTCGTTGTTTTCCCTGTTGCCTTGAGTTCCACAAAAAATGCTGTTCCATTCGGCAGAAGGCATAGCCGGTCCGGTACTCCCGCATGCCCGGGACTCACAAATTTATACGCAGTACCTCCCAGTTTTTTCACTTCAGATACTAGATATTTCTCGATTATACTTTCCAACATTTTTTTTCCTCTTTTCATCTTTTTTAAAAACTACAACAATCTGAAATCCTATATATATATCTATATAGGCGTATTAGGTATATTAGGTATTATATATATATGCCTAATATACCTATTTTATATATTTATATATAAAGATTGTAGTTTGTAGTTATTTATATAATATATTATTAATTTTACTGGGTTTTCGGTTACTACAAAGTATAACTACAACCCGACAACAAACTACAAAACCCTATTTTTCTAAGGAACTACAAAGTTTTGACTTTTCTCTAAAAACTACATTATTTTGTAGTTCTCCTTTTGAACCCTCTTTGTTGGCCGAAATCACCGAATTTACGCGGTGTTTTTAAACGTTCCCATCCTTTCATGGAACCCATTATGGAATTTACGTTTGCACTGTCAGAATTCTTAATGTATTCCCTTCTCATTCCGAAACATTCGACCAGTATTTCCAGGGCACACACCCTGTCCCTCGGTACTGTTTTTATTCCTGATTTGTCAAAGCCTTCAAAATAATAATTTTTTCTTTTCTGATGATCCCAGCTATGCCAGTCTTCGGGTACTTCCTTTTCAAGAAACTCCATTATTTCCCCTTCCTTGACATCTTTCACCCTGTGATTTTCCTGTTTTTCGTCTGCGATGATTTTTGCTTCACCGCTCAAGTCCAGTTCACATCCCGTGATATAGTAAAAATACGCCTCCGCCCATATCTGATCTCTTTCGGCATCAAGGTCTTTCCATATACTCTTCTTAGGTTCCATAATTCCTACTTCAACAGGCCAGAATCTCCTGTTCCCAGTCCTGTCCCTTAAAAACTCATAGTCGTTCGATGTTCCGAAGAACACACATCTTCTCGGATATTTCTCCGTTCTTCTCCCATATGCTTTCCTGTAAATATCATCAGTTTTACTTAAAAACTGTTTGATTAAATCCGTTTCATTCTTAGTAAACGCTGTCAGTTCTCCCAGTTCATTAATCCATGTACCCTGTATCATTTCCGCCGCTTCTTTCCCTGCAAAAGTCTGCAGGCTGTCCGAGTACCACTTCCCTCCAAGTTTGGCAAGGAATGTGCTTTTCCCTATCCCCTGCGGTCCTGTAAAGATCGGCATGTAATCATATTTGATGCTCCCTTCGACTGCCCTTGCAACGGCGGCCGTAAGCGACACCTTCAAGACTTCCCTTGTATATATGTTGTCTTCCGCACCTAAATAATCAGGCAGAAGCTTTTCAATTCTTTCTCTTCCGTCCCATTTAAGGTTCCCGAGGTATTCGGCCACGCTGTTGAACCTGTTCTTAAACGATGCCAGTAACAGTGCATCATATATTTTATTCTCTCCTGTAAGCCCGAACCTTTTCTCAAGGTAGTTTCTGACTCCGCTGTCGTCAAGGTCTTCGTACTGACGCATTTCATCTTTTCTGTTCCACGGAACGGCTCCTGTGACCATTCCTCTGTTCGTAAACTCGTCTATTGCGAATTTGCCTTTAAGACTCACATCATTTTCCAGCACTATCAGCATGTTGTTTATCGACTTTACGAATGCACCATTTTCATGCTGAGCAAGTTCATTCATCCATGACAGGTCAATATCACTTTTACCTTCTTCAAGCACACCGAAGTCATCAGATGCGGTGTATCTCTCCATGTTAACGATGGACGCTACCTCCTCAATACTTCTCGCGAACTTTGACATTTCAACGAATGAGGGGAACCTGTTCGCAGGAGTACCCTCCTTCACATCCGCATCCATGTCCGCGAACTTATGGAGCCTTACCATGTCGAATGCATTGCACAGCTTACCTCCTGCTGGGTCAGTGGCATGATGCGAGTATACGAAGACATCGTCATATACCACTGCCCCTCCGTATGTACTTCCCTGGGTGTAGGTCATTCTTTTCCCGTCATCGGATATGACATACTCTTCCGGAATAAACTTTTCCACAGCTTCGGCTATGGTAAAAGTTTTACAGAATGCCCCTATTACCCCTGATTTTTCAAGAGGATTTTCCTGTTTTTTAAGCATTTTTTCTGTTATTTTTTCCGTTCCCGGAACTTGTGGCCACTCTGTCATATCCTTCCAGTCCTCATACATTGCGAGGATACCGTCAACTGACAGCGGAGCTTTTTCAAGATTAAACCTGTATAGATATCTGCTGTCCACAGAACAGCTTGCCCAGAACATCAGCCTTGCAGGTTCAAATGTGGTAGGGTCGCACATGGCCATACCTATCATCTGAGCTACTTTCCTTGCCACAGGCTCATATTCGTCAGGAGACATGCTCCTGTCTGTTACGATAATAACCCTTAACCTTGGCCTGCTCTCCATGTGCTTACGTGTGCTGTACACGGCGTAGGACATGTTAAGGCTTTCGACCTTGTCAATAACTTCTTCCGTTTTTCCCGGCTCGATGTTATCTAAGTCTAATGTTATTAAGTCTCTATATAACAGGTTCACATTTTTTCTTATACCGTCCTTCAGTTCCCCCGCGACAAAACCTCCGACGTCCTTAAGCTCATCCTGTTTCGCCTTCGGCAGTTTCAGGAAGTCTTCAAACTTCTCGGCAGTCCTTGTCGGTGTTTCAAGCCTCTTGACGAACTCGCTCCATAAAAGCTTTTCTGTTTTCCATCTTGTCTCCTTCCTGCTACCTGCAGTACTTATCACTATTTCCCTGTTGTACATTTTTACCTCCTTCCTACTTCCTAATCCTTCTTATAATATCCCGTTTCAAATCCGTCTGCCCTCAATATCAGCCCTTTAGCCCATTTAAGTTCCTCACCCATCAGGTCGCACACTTCCTTTACAGTGACGTCCATCGGGGCTTCCAGTACAACTTCATCGTGTATATGCATCACTATCTTATAGCCTTTATCGGTCAGTTTAAGAATTGTTGCCGCCAAACAGTCACGTGCTATTGCCTGCACAATGTTCTCCACAAGCTTTCCACCATAAGTTTCCGCCGTTTCCCATTTGCCTGAAACCTGATTCGGTGCCTTGTAGGTAATTACTGTCGCTCCCCAGCTGTTCTCCCTTGTTCCAGGGCTTACATAATGTAGCTTACGACCACTCGGTAAGGTCACTGTCAGGAAGTCGAGCCCTTTTGCAAGATCCCCTTCCCTCGAAAAAAGTATTCCGTTTACCGCCTGTCTTGTTCCGTTAAGCACCACTTCTGCGGCCGCATTCCCTACGGCATACCACAGGTCAACTATTCTCTTATTTGAATTTCTCCACATTCTGACGATTTCAGGGAGTTCCTCCTCAGTAAGTCCCATATTAATCGCACCCATGGCCATGAGGGCTCCGCTTGACCCCTGATAGCCGAGTGCAAGTTCCGCAACCTTCCCTTTCTGCCTTAAGTGGTAGTTTTCCTTGCCCTTCGCGATTGTAGATATGTCCACCCCGAACATCTGTGATGCTGATGCTTCATATATCTTTCCGTGAGTCCTGAACACGTCAAGCCTCCACTGTTCGCCTGCAAGCCATGCAATCACTCTTGCTTCTATTGCCGAAAAGTCGGCGATTACAAATTTTTTTCCTTCCTCCGGAACAAATGCCGTACGTATTAACTGCGACAAGGTATCAGGTATATTGTCATACAGTATGTCCAAAGTCAGCAGGTCTCTTCTTTTTACCATGTTCCTTGCATCGTCAAGGTCTGATAGATAGTTCCTAGGCAGGTTCTGAACCTGCACAAGTCTTCCAGCCCATCTTCCTGTCCTGTTCGCTCCGTAGAACTGCAGAAGTCCCCTCACCCTTCCATCTTCACAGAGGGCATCTTTCATGGCCACATATTTCTTCGTGCTTGTCTTACTCAGTTCCTGCCTTATTTCGAGCACTCTTCTTACGTTCCCTTCAGTTTCCCCAATAAGATTTTTAACTGTTTCCTTCTGAAGATTTTCGGCATTTACGCCTCTACTATTCAACCATTTCAGTAACTGCACTGTACTGTTCGGATTTTCCAGCCCTGTCAGTTTTTTTGCTTCATTCAGCAGATATTCATTCCAGGTGTCACTCACGAACAGGGCACTTTCAACAAGCTCGCTGTCCACTTTTATCCCTTCGACGTTCATCCTGATATCAGTATGCCACAGCTTCCACTCGAATTTTGGAAGTTTTATCCCTTCAAGTTTTTCCTTTATTGACATTTCTGCCACCACGTCCTGCCTGTTATATTCCTTGTAAAGTTCCCACTTTTCAGGCTCGTGGTGTGGCATGTTTCTTGTTCTTCCGCCGTTCCTCTTTGTAGGTTTGCACGGAACGGAGAAAAGTCTTATAAGAGCCTTACCCGTTGCAGATTTTTTCTTATCGTTTTCAAATCCCATTGCCTTCCCGACCTTGTCCAGTCCTCCCGGATAACCGGCATAATATGCATGTATCATGGTACATCTCCACTGTTCGAGATTGGTCCTGTACCCTGCCTGGTTAAGGCAGTACCATTCAAAAGCCGCATTATATGCCCTCAGTTCTGTTTCCCCGTCATTAAGCATTTCAACAACTTCCTCCGGCACTGCCTCACCTTGTGCAAGGTCTATCACTTCAACGGGCGACCCGTTAAGTGAATAGGCAAAAAGAAGGATTTCAAAATCCGTACTCTGTGCATACTTATACAGTCCTGTCTTTGAAATATCCTCACTGCTGTAAGTTTCAATATCTATGTTCAGTACATTCATTCGTTATCCTTCCTTTTTAATTAATATAGTTCTTCATCCTCAACCGGAGCGAAGTCCTGCTGGGCTGTTCTTCTTCCTGCAAGCGGTTCTCCGTCCGACACCTTCTGTACATTTCCAAGTCCTGCACCTATACCTTTTTTCCCTGTGAACATGTAAGGGAAAAAGTTTACCGTTACGTTCGCGTAAATTCCACTATATATTTCAGATTGGTCCATTATAGGATTCACATACTTGTCCACTACTTGAGGCGGATAATCTGTTTTTGCAGATGCTGTAAATACCCAGTGGCCTTTGCACTCAGGTCCGAAAGGTTCCCCATTCTGTCTTACTCCGTCACCGTCCCAAATAGGAGTTGGAACATGAGGTGGCTTGACACCGTTCCATTTTTCAGCTGTTCCTATTTTTATTGCCTCCGCAATTGCAGCATCAATTTTCTGTTTTGCTGCTGTATCTGATTTCGGTACAAGTATTGTTGTGCTATATTTTTCTTCCGCTCCCGGAGTTGCTGCATGTGGTTTAAATAAGTGTACAAAGCTTAGTCTTCCTCTTACGTTTATTCTTGTATTCTGATTTTTTTCCATATATTATCATCCTCTCTCTTAATCTATTATTTTTTCAAATTCATCTTCTGCATTAATAACATCATTCACATAAGGAGCCCTTTTATCCGACTCCAGCACAAGTGTAGGCTTACCTTTAGGCTTTATTATCAGTTCGCCCACGTAATCATTAAAATCTTTTTTCCCTATCGTCCCTTCGAGCTGGCTCAATGTAAGCATTTTACGTTCATACATCAGCTCTTCGGCTATCCCTTTTTCCTTCAGTATCTCAAATGCTTTTTCAGTATCCGAGAATGTTCTTATAGACCTTCCTTCCACAAGTTTCCATCCCGGAACAGATTCGCCTTTAAGAAGTGCCTGCTGACAGTAGTTTTCAATGTCCTTGACCCATTTCACGATATCCTGTGCCCTTTTAAGTATGTCACCCATTTCAGTATTACTTAAAATGTTACCTTTAAGCTTCATATCTGTTTCAAGTTCCATGTTCATTTCCGCCCTTGCCCTGCAGACTGCTTTCGCCCTGCAGAACGTACATTGTCCCGGAACAAAATTGCCTTCGGCATTAAATGCCCTCTCGGCATTAGGCTTAACTTCTTTTTCCGCCCATTCCACAAGTTCCTCTGCCGATATTTCCCACACTGAGATGCTGTCCAGTCTCGGCTGAACAATTCCCATGTTGACCGTTTCTATGTCCTCGAACAGCGAGTATTCGAGATATGCACCTAATGAGTAGAGCATGAGCTGCGGGTTATTTTCCGCGAACACGGGCACACCTTTTCCATATTTCAGATCCCTTACATATAAGGTTTTATTGTAGACCGTAACGAAGTCACATGTCCCGAACCCTTCGGGCACGTAAGTACTGAAATCCACTTTCTTTTCGATTGATGCCACAGCAGGTTTATTAAAGGACATCATAAGCTCCTTTATATGCTCGAGATAGGCATCCGTGTAGGCATCCATCTCAGGCTTATACAGTTTATTCGCCTTGAGCTTTTTCAGTCTGCTGTTGTAAGTACGCAGACCCATCGGACTTGTGTATTTTGTCAGCTTGAGTTCCGAAATCTCATGTGCCAGCGTTCCCTCCTCGGCATACTCAGAAGTTGTTTCAGGGAACAGTTCCTCAAGCCTTGCACTTGGATTGCAGTTCATCCATCTTGACGCCCCGCTTGCCGAAAGCAGGGCATGATCCCTTTCCTTGTGATTCATTATATTCTCACCCCTAATTCCCTTAAATCGTTCGCAAATGCGTCATACAGTTTAGGGTCAAGTTCTGTCAGTTTTGACAGTTTATATTTCCCTTTTATCAATTCAGCTACCTTTGAACCTAAATTCATTGTTGATGCCTCGTGACATCCCGCCTTGAGCTGTTCGTAGCTCCACCCCTGTGTTTCTTCCTTTGCAGGAGCTTCTGCTTCTTTCGGTGCTTCCTCTTTCGGAGTTTCTTCTTTTTTGGCAGGTATTTCTTCCTTTTTCTCAGGCTCTATTTTCTTCACATCATTTGTCTGCCAGTCCCCTGTTTCCTGCTTTGCATATACCTCTTCTGCAGGTACCGGCTGCATAAATTTTCCAACTTTCCCGATTATATTTCCCGCAGAACTTGATAAGACTGCAGTATTTCCCAAAACTTTTAATGCCTTCGAAAGATTTTCGATTATCGGCTTACTTCCTTCTTCAATTTCAAAAATTATTTTTACTTCCATTATTCATTCCCTCCATTAGTTTTGTTATAGTCGTCTAAAGCCACCCACTAAAATTTTATTCTCTTAATGCAAGTGGCATCAGCAAATACACCCACTTGCTGTCGGTTTCACCTTTTACAAGCACTGCATTTCTTTCGTTTGACATTTCCATGATGGTCAGGCTGTCCTTAGACTTACATAAATAGTCCGCCAAAAATTTTAAGTTCAGTGAGATTTTTAGGTCTTCCCCTGTCTGCACTGTGTCAATTGTGTCTCTGTACTCAACGGCAAACCCATCTTTCGCCTTTATTGTCAGCCTGCCTCCCCGGAAGTCAAGTATGCCTCCGTTTTTCGCCTCCTTGTTGTATTTCGCAACTGTAAGCCCTTTTCTGAGCGATACGTGAAATACTTTCGTGTTCAGAAGCACCTTTTTGTCATTTTTTAGTCCCTTGATTATCGTTTTATAATCAGGAAACGAAAGCTTAACCGGTTCTGTCCGTATGTTGACGCTTCCAAGTCTGAAATTAATCTTCCCGCTGATATCTGTCATTACCAATACTGTTTCTTCAACCCCGTGTATTTTTGACTTCAGAGCTTTTATTAGGCCTTTCACTGCATTCAGGGGGATACTGGCAGATAATTGCCCCTGAGATTCCTTTATCTCTGTTTCACACATGGCCAGCCTGTAGGTGTCCGTTCCAACGGTTGTAAGTATACTTTCTTCCGTTTCCAGTCTCACACAGTTCACGGCCAGGTTCAGTGGGTCGCCCGATGCCGAGAACTCCACTTTTTCCAGAGCTTCTTTAAATTCCATTCTTTTTATTTTAAAATTTAATGTTTCCGCAGAATCCTCTTTAAATCCCGGATTGTACTCATTTAAAGGTATTTCAGACGTGTAATTTTTTGCCATGATTTTTATTTTGTAATCGTAAGCTTTAACCATTATTTCCGTATCAGGAGCCTGTTTTAATGCAGTCTTGAACATCTTACAAGGTATGGCCACCTTTCCTTCTTCCTCCACATACCCGTTAATTCTGACTTTCGCACATGTCTCAGAGTCAGAAGTGAAGATTTCAATTCTGTCGTTTCCATCTGCTCTGATATGGACAAGCTTAAGATGTTCCATGCATGCCCTCTCGGTGCTTATGAAATTCTCGGCCACTTCGACTGCACCGAGGAGTTCCTTTTTCATTATCTTTAATTCCATATTGATTTTTCCTTTCGTTAGTGCTATACTTTTATTGTTATACTTTTATAATCAGTCGATATTGCCAGTATCGGCTTTTTCTTTTATATCTTTAAAATCTATTTCGGCAATCAGGGTTCCGTCAGATGCCAGCCATACATCATAAATTTTAGTAACCTTTATTTTCCTGATTTCTCCGTCAACACCTCCTTCAATTTCGGGCATTTTTAGTCACTCTCCTTTTTTAATTTTGTGGATTTTGTTCATAACTTTAACTACGTTTAGTCCTGTTTTTGTGAGTTCCGAATCCTCGGAAATCAGTTTCTTCCTGTTCAGCATCAGCAGTTCCGCTTTTGATACGAGTAGTAGGTTGTTGATGTCAAGGTTCAGTTTATTCCCGTCTGCAAATATGACGGAATGTTTCTCCGGAATAGGCCCGTTTACCTCTGCCCAAATAAGCTTATGCTTGTACTCCCACACATCAGGCTCCGCTATTTTGGTTTTAACGTATCCGTCAGTGGTTATGGTGTCCTCGCCGACTTTCATTTTATTATGAGGGGTAGCCCCTTTTCTGAATGTTGTTTTGTTACCTGTTCCGGGGAACTTCTTCCCTTTGTTGTGCGGGGTAATCCCTTTTTCAAAACGCCCTGTAAGTCCTGTTGAAATTTTATGATTCTTCAGTGTTTCCCTGAGTTTTTTCGTGTCTATCTGATATTCGAACTTCCTGTTGAACATCTCGACTATTTCACGGTAATGCCTTCCGGGTGCATTTTTTCTGAGGAAGTCAATTTCCTCCCCGGTATATCTTCTTCTTGTCTTGCCTGACATATCTTACCCCTCCAGCATCTTAGGGAGCTGTAAGTCCGCGTTCAGTCCTTCTTCCTTAAGCTTTACTGCCCTTAAGACAGTATTGGCGTTATCAATTATTGTTGATGCGATTTTCACGACTGCCTCCGATCTTGCTACCTCCACGTTAAGCTTTTCCTGTGTCATTTCCTCGTCGCCCAGTCTTTCCAGTTGTGCGAACAGGTGGTTGTTAAGGTCTTTTAATGTGTTCTGCATATCCTTCTTCCTCCTTTAGTCCCATTTTGTTTCTTTGAAGTATACCCACGTCATGGCCACTAATGCTATCCACAGGGCATGAACTACTACTTTAACAACTATGTCGTCAGCAAATGATTTTGTCTGATTCAGTACTAATGCGACGATGAATGTTCCATACCACACAAGTGCTTTTTTAGTTTTCATTGTCATTTTCCATCTCTCCTTTTTTAATCATATCCGCCGCAATGTTATTTGCCAGCGAATGTACTAATTTCGTCACGTCGTCCCCGTTCACGATTATCACGGGGAAGTTCCCGTATTTCATATAGTGCTCCACAGCCAATGCAGGAATGTGGTAGTCCCAGCCACCTCTTGGTCTTGAGGGGGTAGGAGGTACTGTCTGTATTGCCGTCCCAAACTTATATCCACCCCGCTGTAATCCGATTCTTACGGCAGATTCAGACTTGTGGATACGGTCCGAACATTCTTTAATGGTTAGAGTTTTCATATTTCCAAGATCCTTTCACGTTTTATTTGTTCACTTTAAGTGTCTATATTAGGCAAAAAAATTTCAGAGTTAAGACTGCCATTTCCTAATCCTAATATATTAGATAGCTTGTAAGCTTCCTGAACAGTGAATTCATTTATATTACTTATTTTCAAAGCCAACCCTTGCGGAGTTATACCTAACTGCTGGGCTACAAATTTATACTTGAGCCCTTTTTCTTCTATAAGGCTCCTTAACAGTTTTTCGTTTACCATTTTTAATCACCTCACTTTTTCGTTCACTTTAAGTGTCTGAAATTATAATAACACATTGTTTGTTTAAAGTCAACTATTTTTTCAAAAAAAATAAAAAATAGTTGCTTTTTAGTGTCGAATAGGGTATAATCTAGTATCATAAAAGCGGGAGAAAAATTATGGATATATATGACAAAATTAAATATTTAAGAGAATCTAAAAAGATGAGTCAGGAAGAACTGGCCGAAAAAATGGGGTATAAATCTAAAACATCTATACATAAAATCGAACAGAAGAAAACAGATATCCCTCTTTCAAAAGTTAAGGATTTTGCAAAAGTTCTTAACACAACTCCTGAGTACCTCATGGGCTGGGAAGAAAAAAAGGAAACTTTCAACCCCTATTTTGTTGACACTTCTGTGCTGACTGCAACGGAGCTCGAAGAGTTTAACAGAGTTACAGGTGTGAACAAACAATTGTTTTTTAATGATGTGGATGAAGAACATGACATGGCTTTATTTAAACAGGCAGTCGTAGACTTATTAATTAAAAAGAGAGAAAATAAAAAATAGGTGATTGGATTATGGCAAAGAGGAGTTTTAAGAAACTTGCAAAAAAGCTTATGGATGAACACGGAACAAGTGACCCTTTTAAAATTGCCGAGCGTGAAGGGATTCAGATAATCTACTTAGATTTTAAGGCATGGCTCGGCTTATATACGTGTATTGACGGGGTAAAAACTATTTTTATTAACAGTAATATCCCCAGATTTTCGCAAAAGATAGTATGCGGGCATGAACTCGGACATTCACAACAGACTTTTAAGGAGGCTGTGTTCATGAAGGAAAATTATCTTTTTGGAGTAAATAAGCTGGAGACAGAAGCAAATGAATTTGATGCAACAATTATTTTTTCTGAAGAGATAAATGACGAAGATTTGACCGATTTTGATATAAATCTGTTAAATGAGTTAAAAAAATATTTATAAAAGGAGTGAGTGAAAAATGATTTTAGCTTTGGTATTAATTCTTATTTTCTTATTTTTAATCTTATGTTTTTTAATAAGATTCCTAGCAAAAGCATCAAAGACTGCAAAGGAGCAGAGGAAGAAAATTATGCAGGAAAATAAGGAACAGGGGATTGTCAAGAGATACCCTCCGTTAGTACATGTGACAGGCCTTGACATTCCTGAGAACGTTCAGGTAAGCGTTTTTCTGAAGGCAGACAGGCTTACTATTGCAGGAGCAGGAAAAGAGTACAACCTGACCTTTGATAAAATAGTAAGCTCGGAAAGTCATGTAACTATGGATATTAAGGAATATTACCGTTCAAGCACATTAAAAGGAGTAACAGGAGCAGCTTTGTTTGGGCTACCTGGAGCGGTCATTGGAAGTGCTCCGACTAAACGTAAAGTAAAGACAGATGTTAAAAGTTTTGCTGTAATGTCGTTTACAGCACAATCAGGAGAAACTGCAACAATCATATTAAGTGACGTGTTGCCAAACACAAGATATGCATCCGACCTTGTTGCAAGGCTGAAACCTTTAACACCTATTAAAAATCTCGAGACAGTAAATCTATAAAAATAAATAATCTCGAGACAGTAAATCTAAATAAAAAGGCCCTGCGACCAACAGGACCTTGAAAATATGTGTGATATACACGACATACTCTAACCAAGTAAAGTATATCACACAAACCTTTAAAATACAATACAAGGAGTGTGATTTTTTTTATGAGAAAACCAAACGGCTACGGAACAGTAGCAAAATTAAGCGGAAAAAGGAGAAAACCATTTGCGGTAAGAATTACTGCAGGATATACGGATGAAGGGAAACAGATATATAAGTATCTCGGATATTACGCAACAAGAAAAGAGGCGGAATATCAGCTTTCGCTTTACAATGCGAATCCTTACGATATTAATTTGAAAAATCTAACTTTTAAGGATGTCTATAAAAGATTTTACGATGTAAAGAAAAATACTGGAACAAGTGAAAAGAGACTGAAAGCATACGAATCATTCTTTAAGAAACTTGTACCGCTTTACAACATGAAAATGATAGACATTAAAACTCCGCATCTGCAGACATTATTTGACACATTTACTGAATTTTCTCCGCTATATGTCCGTGAAATCAAGTCTTTTACAGGCTTTATTTACAAATACGCAATGGAAATTGACGTACTTGACAAGGATTATACGAAGTTTCTTAAGCTTAGAAAATTTAAGAAACAGAGAAAAAACAGTATATTTACTGCTGAAGAACAACAAAAATTATGGGATAACATCGAAATACTTCCAGGAGCAGATATTCTTTTGATACTAATCTATACCGGTTTCAGGGTAAATGAGCTGTTATCTGTGAAAAAAGAAAAAATAGATCTGGAAAACTGGACTGTGACATCAGGATCTAAAACAGATGCAGGAAAGGAAAGAGTAGTCCCGATACATCACAGAATACAGCCTCTGATTATCAGATATATGCAGACGGAAGGAGAGTATCTTATTCCAAACCACAGCTTTAAATCTCATATGAACTATTCCAGTTTCAGAAGATATTTTTCTCAGATTCTTGAAAAACTGGAAATGGATCATACGATACACGATACAAGATACACATTCATTACATCTCTGCGAGAAGTGACTGACAACAACGCCGCTATTACAAGCATTGTCGGACATACTAATATACAGATGACGGATAAATACACACTAACTAATATACAAAAAATGAGACAGGAAATAGACAAAATAAATTAG